GATCTGGCCGCCGAGGTGGAACTTGAGGTTCCCGGCAGCATGGACAACGTCGTAGCCTTTGAGGGCATGGCGGAAGGGATGGATATTGAGATTACGCCGGAGGAAGACGGCGGGATGACCGTGGACTTTGACCCGCAGGACCAGCGTGGTGAAAGCGACGATTTCTATATGAACTTGGCAGAAGAGATGCCGGAGCGCGAACTTGGCCGCATTGCTGGGGAGTTGATGGCTGAGTTTGATAGTAACAAAGCTAGTAGACAGGATTGGGAAGATGCTTATGCAAACGGTCTTGAACTGCTTGGGTTCAACTACGAGGAGAGGACCCAGCCGTTCAGAGGGGCCTCTGGGGTTACGCACCCGTTGCTTGCCGAGGCGGCTACGCAGTTTCAGGCGCAGGCGTTCAATGAGTTGTTGCCAGCCAGCGGGCCCGTGCGAACTACTATTGTGGGAAGCGAAACAAGGGACAAACAGCAGCAGTCACAGCGCGTAAGGCAGTTTATGAACTACTACATCACTAACGTGATGGAGGAATATACGCCTGAATTGGACCAAATGCTGTTTTATTTACCGCTTGCAGGGTCCACATTTAAGAAAGTTTACTACGATGAGACGCTAAATCGGGCTGTAAGTAAGTTTATACCGGCGGAACACTTGGTTGTGCCGTATGAAACGTCAGATTTAGAGACTTGTCCTAACATAACCCAGAGTATCCGCATGTCTTTGAACGATTTGCGGAAGAAACAGGTAGCTGGGTTCTATTTGGACATCCCCGTTTTGCCTGCACAGCAGGAAAATGACTCGGTTACGGACGAAATTGACCGAATTGACGGCATGTCATCGTCTCAGATCGACTATGACTGCACCATTTTGGAGTGTCACGTTGATTTGGACCTTGAGGGGTACGAAGATACGGACGATGACGGTGAACCGACGGGTATTAAAATACCATATGTTGTCACAATTAGTCAGGACAACGGCCAAATATTGGCAATTCGGCGGAATTATCGCGAAGATGACCCGGAAAGGCGCAAAATACAGTATTTTGTGCATTATAAGTTTCTTCCGGGCTTTGGTTTCTATGGTTTGGGGCTTATTCACACCATTGGCGGGTTGTCACGCACCGCCACGGCGGCACTGAGGCAGCTTATCGACGCTGGAACGCTATCCAACCTCCCTGCGGGTTTCAAAGCCCGCGGATTGCGTATTCGGGACGACGATGATCCGCTTCAGCCCGGCGAGTTTCGCGATGTCGATGCTCCCGGAGGGGCTATTCGTGACAGCCTGATGCCGTTGCCGTTTAAGGGGCCAGACCAGACGCTGTTTAATTTGCTTGGTTTTGTGGTCGATGCGGGCCAGAGGTTTGCCACCATTACCGACATGAAGGTGGGTGACGGCAACCAGCAGGCGGCTGTGGGCACAACTATAGCGCTGTTGGAGCAAGGCTCTCGTGTGATGAGTGCGGTGCATAAGCGCTTGCACTACGCGATGAAGCTTGAGTTTAAGTTACTTGCCAAGGTGATGGCGGAGTTTCTGCCACAAGAGTATCCGTATTCTGTAGAGGGCGCGGATACCAGCATCATGGCAACGGATTTTGATGACCGGGTTGACGTAGTACCTGTGTCAGACCCAAATGTATTTAGTCAGGCCCAGCGGATTGCGTTGGCTCAGACTAAATTGCAGTTGGCGGGGGCGGCCCCTGAAATGCACAACATGTACGAAGTGTATCGTGACATGTATGATGCGCTGGGGGTCAAGGACACCGACAGGATTATGAAGCGTATTCCTGACGATGAGCCGACACCTAAAGATCCGGCACAAGAGAACATAGACGCTATGGACATGGTGCCGCTACATGCGTTTGAAGGTCAAGAGCATGAGGCGCACATCATGGCACACATGGTGTTTGGGTCTACGCCAATGGTGGCAAGTATGCCTGCTATGGCAATGGCTTTGCAGAAGCACATTATGGAGCATGTAAAGATTGCAGCGCGGGAACGGGCCGCAGTGCAGTTTATTCAGAGCAGACAAGCCGCAGGCGGCGAGGCTGCTACTGAGGAGGAAATGCTGGCTATTGAGGGCCTGACAGCACAGTTTGTTGCCGAAGGTATGCAGATGGTCAAGCAGATGTCTCAGCAGGTGTCCGGCCAAGGGCCAGATCCTCTGGTACAACTCAAGGAGCAGGAGCTACAGATTAAGGCGCAAGCCGAACAGGCCGACGCCCAAGTGGATCAAGCCAAGCTCAACCTTGAGGCTCAGAACCAGCGGATGCGAGCAGATCAATTCCAACAGCGGCTGGCTAGCCAAGAACGGCAGACAGCGGCGCGTATCGACTCAGCTATGGAACGGGAAATGCTGAAAAACAGAGGGACCACGTAATACATTTCATAGCTTGGGGGCTACATGATTGCAGAAACGCTTGCGGGCATAGCGCTCGTCAAGTCCGCTGTTGATGGTATAAAAAGTGCTATTGGCACGGCAAAAGACGTTAGTGAAATTGCCGGATACATAGACCAGCTTTTTGAAGGCGAAAAGCAGGTACAGCAGAAAAGAGCAAAAAAGTCAGGAGCCCGAATTGCAGATCAGTTCGGCGTATCTAGTGTTGCGTCCGAAGTCATTGATGCCCGTCTAGCACAAGAGAAGATGCAGGAGATGCGTACCCTTGTCGATTTGCGGTTTGGCCCCGGTACGTGGCAAAGTATAGTAGATGAACGCGCCAAACGCATAAGAGAGGCTAAAGAGGCTGCGGCAGAGGCAGAGCGTAAAAGGCTTGAAGAGGCCGCGCACTTTGAAGAAGTCATGAAGCAGATCGTCATGACAGGGGCGGTCATACTTGTAACTTTTGGCCTTTTCGTATTTTTATTTAAGGTGGTGCTATGACAGTAGATAAGTTTTTAGAATGGAAGATACTGCCTCGGTTTATGATGCTGGTTAGTACCGCGATGTCATGGCGCTGTGCAGAGTGGTTTATGGCTATTGAGGATCCCACAGCTAGCCAGAGCGCTTTTGTAAGCGTGGTCATGGGCGTTATGACAGGCGTATTTGGTATCTGGATGGGGCATGAGCACAAGCCCGCCCCGAAAAAAGATGTTTAAAGTCATCGTTTTAGCATGTAGTGTTGCTTTTCCAGACGATTGTTGGGAGTATCATGACACACGTGGACCATATAAAACGTATGAACAATGTCAGGAACGCGCATATGTTATGGGAAACGACATAGCCTCTATACATGAGGGGCGTCTTATGCCAAAGGCGTTTCGTTGCGTGGCGCTAAAAGGAACCGAATTATGATACAAGCATTGATAGGCCCGGTTACTGGGCTGTTAGATAAATTCATTGAAGACAAAGACCAAAAGAACAAGCTGGCACACGAGCTTGCCACAATGGCGGACAAACATGCCCAAGAGCTTGCTAAAGGTCAGTTGGCTATTAACGCTGAAGAGGCGAAGCACCGCAGCATTTTTGTGGCGGGTTGGAGACCCTTTATTGGCTGGACATGTGGCATTTCGTTAATGGCGCACTTCGTTTTATTTCCGGCGACAGACTTTGTTGTAGCCTATATGGGCTACGAGATTCCGCCAATGCCTGCCTTTGACATGGATAGCTTGATGACTGTGTTGTTGGGTATGCTCGGCTTGGGTGGAATGCGTAGCTTTGAAAAGTTCAAAGGACTCACCAAATAATGGAAGCAAACTTTTTCAAGAGCCTTGAGATGGTGCTGCACCACGAAGGCGGTTTTGTCGATCACCCGGAAGATCCGGGCGGCGCAACCAACAAGGGCATTACGCACAAAACGTATGCGGACTTTCTCGGTCGCCCTTTAGAAGATGTAAGCGAATTGAAAAACATTCCGGAAGAGCACGTTCAGCAGATCTACAAGAACGGCTATTGGGACAAAGTAAAGGGTGATCAATTGCCCGGCGGCGTAGACTTTTGTGTTTTTGACTGGGCCGTGAACAGCGGACCGAGTCGCGCAGCAAAAGCTCTGCAAAAAGCGGTCATGGTTGCACAGGACGGGGCCATCGGCCCAATGACTTTGGCGGCTGTGTCTGAGTACACACCTACTGAGATTATAGAGTCAGTGACCAAAAGCCGCATTGAATTCTACAAAAGTCTAAAGACATATGACACTTTTGGTAAAGGTTGGTTAAGAAGAGCAAAAGAAACTCGTGACTTTGCGTTAGAACTGGTATAACACTATATCAGACTTAACGCGGAGATATGTGAGTGGATGAAGTTTATTTTGCTGAAGCCGTTTTCAGAATTATCAAGGAGCGGCGTCAGGCAGTTCAAGACTTGTTAATTTACGACAACGTCAAGAACATGGAGCAGTATCGTGAGCTCATGGGAAACTTAAAGTCCCTAGATCACGTGGAACAGGAACTCAAGAGCCTGCTAGATAAACAGGAGCGAAGCAATGGCTGAAGCGCAAAAAGTGGACCTTGAAGGTGTTAGTGCAGGTGTCGCAGACCTTGCATCAGCTTACAAGGATGCAACTGACAAAGTATTGGACCCCGAGTCTATCGGCGGTTCTCTTCTAGAAAGGATGCCAGACCCGACGGGCTGGCGTTTGCTTATTCTACCTTATCGCGGAAAAGGTAAGACCGACGGTGGTATTTATCTGCCGGATACGGTGGTTAATGAGCAGACTATCTCTACACAGGTTGGCTATGTCCTCAAGGTGGGGCCTCTGGCTTATAAGGACACGGAAAAGTTTATTTCTGGTCCGTGGTGTGAGCAGGGTGATTGGGTGATGTTTGCCCGTTACGCTGGTTCTCGTTTCAAAATTGATGGTGGTGAGGTTCGTTTACTTAACGACGACGAAATCTTGGCCAAAATCAAAGAGCCTGAAGATATTTTACATTTCTAGGAGTTATAAATGTCAGAAGACGATAAGAGAGAAGACCAGATTGAACTAGATCTGG